GTCCTGCTTACAAACAAGATGGTGAGTGTGGTAGTTGTCGTGCTTGTTGGAGTCGTTCAGTTAAACAAGTAAGCTATAAGGAGCATTAATGAGTGTAGATAAAAAAGGTGACTTAAAAATAATAGGTTGGTCAATAGATGTTAAATGGTCAAATGGTAAAGAAGAAAAAATTACAGAAATACCAGATGATATCGCATCAGTAATAGATGATTACCTAACAGAAATAGAGGAAGAATGAAATATATTATTATAATTTTTATTTTACTTACGGCTTGCAGTGCTAATAAAAAAGATATGAATCCTTGGACAACAATAGTAAAACAAGTACTAACAAATGGAATAAGCAGATGATGTATTACTGGACTCCGAAAAGAATTAAAGAATTAAAAGAACGTGGATATAAACTACATTTTGTTAAAAATGATTTGACAAAATCAAAAAAATGTGATAGAGAGGATAACAATGAAAAAATACAAAATAATACTTCGAGGAATGGGAATTTTTGCGACTGGGATAATAGCCTTCCCAAGAGAATCAGTAGAGTCTCCAGAACCAACACTAGAACAAATAGAAAATGAAGTTGCATTATATCTAAATGAAAAACTATTAAAGGTAGAACCAGATAGTTTTCATACACAAGATATGTATATACTTACATATGAAGATATAAAACCAGAGAGAGTTCTTCTTTGAATTATAAGCAACAACTAGCAGTAGTAGAAGGTCTTTTTGTTCCACCAGATTCACAGATTAGAATGGATTGTCCATTTTGCAAAAACAAAAATACTTTGTCAGTAGACACTACAGAAAATAAATTAAGTTGGTATTGTTTTCATGCTTCGTGTTCAGCTAAAGGTAAAAAAGATGGAGAAAAAAATATGGATTATGTAGTAAAAGTTTTTACAGGAAGTGGTAGTTTCTGCAATCAATCTAATGAATTTGAGACACCAGATAGTTTTCAATCTATTTTTTCTAATAAAAAAGCTATGAATTATTTACATAAAAATAATTGCTGGGAGGCTTGGGCTTGGCATAGAGCAGAAATTAAATATGATGTTAAACAAGATAGAGTAGTTTTTTTAGTTCGTAATAGACATTCGAATAAAATAGTAGGTGCAGTTGGTAGAGGTCTAAATAAAAATGTTTATCCTAAATGGTTTATGTATGGTAATAAAGATGTACCATTTAAGTCTGGTAATTGTGATGATGCAGTTATTGTAGAAGACTGCCCATCAGCTTGTGCAGTATCAAATATATTAACTGGTATTGCTATTATGGGTACAAGTTTAAAAGAAATACACAAGTCACATTTAAGACCCTACAAAAATTTATATATATGTCTAGACAGAGATGCTACGACTAAAGCATATGACATGGCAAAAGATTTAAGATCTTCTGGTTTTGACAATGTTATTGTAAAACCATTGACAGACGATTTAAAATATTATAATACAGATGAAATAAAGGAGATGTTCTATGATAGAAAAGCAAATGCTTAGATTAATGTTAAATAAAAATTTTTATACACAATATAGAGGTGCTATATCTCATACTATTTTTTCTGGAGATATAAGTTCTTTATATGAGACAATTGAAAAAGCACATAGTAAATATGATTCAGATATTAAACTAGATGAATTATATTCTTTACACACAACTGTATTTAATCCTGCATTAACACGTGCAGCTAGAGAAAAGTTTAGTGAACTTGTAGAAGATATAAAAGAAGTTGAAGTTCCAAGCAAAGAGATTGCTAAAGATATTATTAAAGTTTTATCTAATAGAGACTTAGCACAAAAGATAGCAGTAGAGGCTACTGAAATATTTAATGGTAAAGATGCAAACTTTACTTCAATTATATCTATGATTGAAAATCACAAACAAGATTTAGATGAAGAAAAAAATCCTGCAGTTACTTCAGATGTAAATGAAGTATTAGGATTATTAGATGTAACAACTAAATGGCAGTTTAACATTCCTGTGTTAAAAAACAACGTTGGTGGTATAGGTCCAGGTAATCTTATGATAGCATTTGCTAGACCAGAAACTGGTAAGACAGCTTTTTGGGTTAGCTTATGCTCTGGACCAGATGGCTTTGCCCAACAAGGTGCAAAGATACATGCATTTATAAATGAAGAACCAGCAATAAGAACACAGATGAGAGCTATCTCTTGTTATACAGGTATGACTAGAGAAGAGGTAAAGGAATTACCAGATGAAGCAAGAGAGTCTTGGTTAGATATAAAAGATAATTTATCTATGTTTGATACAGTTGATTGGTCAATAGCAGATATTGATGCTCATTGTGAAAAACATAAACCAGATATAATTATAATAGACCAGCTTGACAAAATAAATGTTTCTGGTACATATGCAAGAACAGATGAAAAACTTAGAGAAATATATACAAGTGCAAGAGAGATTGCTAAACGTAGAGATTGTGCAGTGATTGCTATATCTCAAGCATCAGCAGACGCACATAACAGAAATAGTATATCGTTTGATATGATGGAAAACTCTAAGACAGGTAAGGCAGCAGAAGCTGATTTAATTATTGGTATTGGTAAGAATGAATCTGCAGACCCATCTGATAGAACTAGAACTTTGTGTATAAGTAAAAATAAAATAAATGGTTTTCATGGAGAACCACAATGTGTAATTAGAAAGGAAATAAGTAGGTACGAAGGATGATTAGAGTAGTAGACGTAGAGACATCATGGCAAGTAACAGAGAATGGTGGGTATGACCCATCACCATTTCACCCAGACAATATTCTTGTAAGTGTTGGAATAGATGATGAATATTTTTTTACAAACCATTCTGAAAAAATTGATAAAGGTTGTTTTCATAAGATACAAGAACTATTAGACACAACAACATTATTAGTTGGACACAATATTAAATTTGATTTAATGTGGTTATTAGAATCTGGATTTAAATATGAGGGTAGAGTTTATGATACAATGATTGGGGAGTATATACTTAATAAAGGTATTCGTAAAAGTCTAACACTTGAGATGTGTTGCCGTAGAAGAAAGATAGGATCTAAAGATAATAGAATAAAAGATTTTACAGACAGAGGTATACCATTTCAAAACATACCACATCAAGTTGTTGAACAATATGGTAAAATGGATGTAGCTATAACTAGAAGACTATTTGATTCTCAGATGTCAGATTTTAAATTACCAAAAAATAAAGACTTACTTATGACAGCAAAAATGATGAATGAGTTTTTAATTGTGTTAGCTGATATGGAACGTAATGGTATTCATGTAGACTTAGAAGAATTACATAAAGTTAAAAAAGAATATCAAGCAGAGTTTCATGCATTGCAACAAAAGATAGATGCAATTGTATATAAACAGATGGGTGATACTAAAATTAATTTAGCTAGTCCAGAACAATTATCTTGGTTAATATATTCTAAAAAACCTAAAGATAAAAAACATTGGGCAAAAATATTTAATGTAGGTATAGACAAGAACACTGGTAAAAGTAAAAAAAGACCACAGTATTCTAGAATACAATTTAGAAATTTAGTTTCTGATAATACAGAAGTTATTCATAAAACTACAGCTGAACAATGTATAGGTTGTCATGGTAAAGGTGTAATTAAAAAAATAAAAAAAGATGGAAGTCCATATAAAAATTATACTAAATGTTCTGAATGTGATGGCGATGGATATGTATATACACCTATGGCAAAGATAGCAGGATTTAATCAAAGACCTAGAAGTGTATATGATATTGCAGAGGCAGGTTTTAGAACAGACAGAATAACATTAAATAAAATAGCAGGTGAAGCTGAAGGTGAGTTTAAAGAATTTATAGATGCTATTGTAAGATATGGTGCAGTAGAAACTTATCTTGGTACATTTGTTACTGGTATAGAAAATTTTACAAATGAAAAAGGTTTGTTACATCCTAAGTTTATGCAAGCAATTACAGCTACAGGTAGACTTTCAAGTAGAGACCCTAACTTTCAAAATCAACCAAGAGGTAAAACTTTTCCTATTCGTAAAGTTGTCAAATCTAGATTTAAAGATGGACAAATTATAGAAGTAGACTTTGCACAATTAGAATTTAGAACTGCAGTTTATTTATCACAAGATAAACAAGGCATGGAAGATATTAAAAATAATATAGATGTACATCAATACACTGCAGATATTATAGGTGTATCTAGACAAGACGCAAAGGCACATACCTTTAAACCTTTGTATGGTGGTACAACTGGTACAGAAGATGAAAAAAGATATTATTCTAAATTTTTAGAAAAGTATAAAGATATAAAAAAATGGCATGATAAATTACAAGATGAAGCTATAAGATATAAACGAGTTAAGCTACCAACTGGTAGAGAGTATTCATTCCCATATGCAGAAAGAACACCATGGGGTGGATCAACTTATGGAACACAAATAAAAAATTATCCTGTGCAAGGATTTGCTACAGCTGACATAGTACCATTAGCATGTATACAAATATCTAAACTAATGCAAGCACAGGGTGTAAAAAGTTTGCTTATAAATACAGTGCATGATTCTATTGTTGCTGATGTTCATCCAGATGAATCTTACAAAATGGGATTAATTTTTAAGCAAGGTACAGAAGATGTAATACCTGCACTTAAAATGTATTACAATATAAACTTTAACGTTCCCCTTGACACTGAGATCAAGATAGGATATAATTGGTTAGATATGGAGGAGGTAGAAATAGTACGATGAGTAGAGAAATAGAAGCATTAGAAACTCTTGATGAGTTTGAAGATGGAAGCTATGCAGCATATTTAGAATATGTTGATTTAAAAGACAAATGTGTTGGAGAACCAACTACATTATTTATAAAAGACAACCACGAGTTTTATTCTGAGTGGAGTTATTACGCAAACTCTGATGGTTTAGATGTAAGAACTACAACAGAGGAAACTAAAATATGTTAGCATATGCTATAATTATATTGTCGCAGATACTTAAATGGAGTGTATTAGCTATATTTTTATTTGCAATAATTACTTTATTTTTATCTTGACTTTTTTGCAAAAGTATGATATAAGGCTTAACTATAATAAGGAGGACAAATGTCTGATGAACTAGTAAATATAAAAGGAATGTCTGATGAGCAAATTATGCAAGCTATCGGACAAGACGATGGATCAAGTGCAGGTACAAATATACCTAGACTTGCGATCAATCGTACACCAGAAGATGATGATGGGAATCAACTTCCCGTTGGTCACTTCTATACTTATGACTCAGCAGTTGGTCAAAACGTGTATGCTAAACCAGCAACACTAAGACCATTTATAAGTGCAATGCAGTATATGCATTATGATGCTGATAAAGGTGAGTACATCAATAGATCTATAATTTTTAAATCTTGGAAAGATGAAGCTATAGATATTCTTGGTGGTACAAAATGTGGTAAGATACCTTTCAAAGAAAGAGCAAATCTTACTCCAGAACAACTAGAACAACAAAGAACTATAAGATGTTATAAACTTGTATATGGTTTATTATCTTTTAAAGATGGTAAAACTGCTAATGGTAATGCCCATAATGTAGAAAATTTACCAGTGTTGTATAGAGTAACTGGTACAGCATTCTCACCAGTAAGTGCTGCGTTAGATCAATTGAAGAAAAGAAAAAAATTAATGTTTAATTGTTCTTTTTCTCTTGAAACTAAACGACAGAAAAAAGGTGGGAACGTATTTTATGTTCCAGAAATTACTGTTAATGCTGATGCTAATCTTCAATTATCAGATGCTGATATGGAAACATTGAAAGTATTTCAAGAATCTATTGATATAGAAAATAAAGAAGTTATTGATCTATATAATAGTGCTAAAGCTAAAGCACCTAATGGGTCTGATAAGATTGATGCTGAGATAGTTGATGATATGGATGATCAACTTCCAGAAAAAGTGTTGTCATCATAATGAACACGATACTTCATAAAGTACAGACGTATTTAGATAAAGTATCGAGAGAACCTGTTGTTATCTCTGAGGAATTGGTTGATGCTTTTGGAGAAAGTTGTAAAGCTATACTCCGAAAACAATTCTCAGAGGAACGACAGTCTCAGTTTAAACCTAGAATGTCAAATATAGGTAGACCATTATGCCAATTACAAATGGAAGCTAAAGGTATAAAAGGTGAAGGTGCTCCATACAATAGTAAAATGAGAAATACTTTTGGAGATTTAATTGAAGCATTATCTATATTTGTTATGAAATCAGCAGGAGTAGAAATAAAGAATGAACAAAAAGAAGTTACACATAAACTTGGCAAACAATCAATTGATGGAAAACAAGATGTTGAAATTGATAACAAAGTTTGGGATATTAAAAGTGCATCGCCATATTCTTTTGAAAAAAAATTTGGTGAAGATGGTGGATTTGAGGCAGTTGTTGAAGAAGATTCCTTTGGTTATGCAACACAAGGATATTTATATGCCGATAGCCAAAAGAAAAATTTTGGTGGGTGGATAGCTATTAATAAATCTACAGGTGAATGGACAGTATGTGAAACACCTTTAGATGATAGTAAATATAAAAATAAATTTGTTAAACTTGCACATGATAATTTAAAAGCATTAGAATCAAAGAAACCATTTAAAAGATGTTATGAAGCAGTTGATGAAACTTTTAGAAGTAAGCCAACTGGTAATAAAGTTTTGGGCTTTGT